ATGGTATTAAATAATCTTAAAATGGCTTGTTCAGCATTTATACTTTCTGGATCAAAATCGTATTTTAAAACCATTTCAAAATCTTTTTGATTTATTTCATCAACAGTAAAAAGTAATTTAGCTGTAAGATTTTTAATAATATCTTTATTACTTATACCCTTCCAATTAATATGAGGAATAAAATTGTATTCAGTGTTTTCCCTTTTTTCTTTGATTAAACCAATTCGATTAAATAACTTGCCGGAACAAAGTAGGTCAGCAGTATGGTTACGCTGTAAATAGGTCTGTGAAGTTAACCAAGATTTACCTCCTTTCCATCCCTTTACATTCGGTTGATTAAATAAATCCATTCCTTGTTCCTTTAAAAAAAAGGTAATAGCTTTTTTGTTTGGAATACGTATTTGTAATTCATCAGTAAGCTGAAGAATAAATTCTAAAGGACTTTTAATTTTAGATCCAGCTGTATCTTTTTTATATTCTTCTGAGAATAATTTTAGTAAAAAAGGTTTTATTTCAAAGTTTACTTTTTTAAAATAATTACCATAATAGATTACTAAATCTTTTGTAGGTTCATCATATATAAACCACTTTAGGATTTTTTCTGTTATAAAATAAGGGATAGCGGGTTGCTCAAAAATAATATCTACTAGATCATCTGCTTTAAAACGTCCTGTTTTCCCTAAATACGTGATGGTATCATGATTTTCAAAAAGAGTATGATATATTGCTTGATCATCTCCTATCCCTAATCCAGCTAAAGCTTTAGCTCCATTTTTGATATCTATTTCTGTATAGTTTCCAATACCTAGAGTAAAAAGTTCTAATAGCTCTCTACTTAAATTTTCATTAATCTTTTCATTTCTATTATCTACATTGTCTAGATAACGTACCATAGCATTACTTTTTAGGACTTTTTTAGTTAGTTCTCTAAAGTTCCCAAAGGCGTGTTCACGTAGAAGTTGGTTATATTGAAAAATCCAATGATTTATTTTTATTTTTTCAAATGTAGCAACATAATGATTGTGCCAAAAACAAGTCATTTTTTCAAGAAGAGGATATTCTTCAGTAATCATTCTTTCAATCCACCAAGCCTTCATTTCGTTAGAAACTTTTATCTCTTTAATAATTATTTGTTTTGTTTCATCAGGATTATGTTTTTTTAGTTTTTTTTTTCTTTCACGAAGCTCTTTAATATTGTTAGGACTTTCTTGAAGAAAAACAGGAGTCATATTGTCTATTGTTGTCTTAAAAGAGTTATTAAGAAAATTTTCAATTCCTATACTTTTAATAATAGTACTTTGTTTATTTGAAAAACCCAAGCGTAAGGACCAGAGAGTTGATTTATCCATGAAGATTTTGATTTGATTATTGGACAAAATCATTTTAAAAAGGTTTAATTAATCAAAGTAAGTTTTACTTAAATTTACTCCATAAATAATTAACATGTCTACTTTTAAATCTAAAATATATCAACAGTTAGAACATAAAATCAAACATTTAGGAACAGTAATGAGTAGTGTGTATGCTCTGTTTTTAGGTGCTTTTCTATTATGTTTGGATTTTCAGATTGATCTTAACAAGTATTTTTCTATTAATTCGTTAGAAATTTATACTAGATTAATTCCTGTTTCTAATGTTTTAGTCTCTATTGTTATAGGAATATCCTTAACTACATTTTCCGTATTATTTGTAGTAATGCAATTAGCTTCATCTCAATTTTCTCCAAGAATTTTAAGACACTTTTTAGCTAATGATTTTAAAATACAAGCGTTTATAGGTTTTTTTGTAGGTACTGTAGCGTTGTGTATATTACCTCAAATAATATCTGTTTTTTATACAAAACAATCTTTTTTAATAACTCTATTGGTAGGGACTTTTTTAGCTATTAGGGGATTAGTTTGGTCATATCCTTCTATGATTACTTACTTGAGCGTAAATATGAATAAGGGCAAACAATTAAAATATACACAACACACCTAATACAAAAACCCTCGAAAAACCCAATAAACACAAGGCTTAACAAAGATTTAAGCCTTTTTTTATACCCAAATTGAAATATACACAAAACATATAATAACATATAAATGCCATATAAAAAACCCTGAATTAGGAGCATATAAAAACACTTACCATATAAAGCTAATACAAAACCCCATTATTTTGCTATAAAACAAGCGTAAACCCCTTATTTTCCTAACGCTAAGCAACAATAACACCCCACGAACACCATACAGCCAAGCACTAAAAAACAAGCCTTAAAAACCCCTTTTTAAGCATACACCCCCTACGCCTTATATTTTAACATTTACCCGTTAGGTGGACACTTAGGTGGACAATTAGGTGGACAAAAATACGCTAAATTTTAACGAGTGGAGTTGTCTATATTACCTATTTTACACACTCAAACCCTAAAAAACAGCGAATAGAGGGGGGTATATTACCCTGTTTTTTTTAAACAAAGCCTTGTATTTGCTGAGGATAACAGCGTTTTTGGGCAAAAATGCCCCCCTATTTAGCTGCTATGGGGGTATCATAAGGGCAATCCTTGGGTACATTTTAACAAAACATGAGGAAAAACCGTAATTGCATAAACACTAGAAGTAGTAATTTAGCGCGCATGAAAACACACACCCTTATTTGTGCTATAATAGCATTGCTAGCTTTGAATATAGACGTAGATCCTGAAAAAATAAAACCTCCTAGAGGCGGACGCACTCTTTATATAGAAAGAGACAAAGGTGGTGGAAGACCGCTTGCGTTTAAAGACAGAGGAAATACTCCTCCTCAGCATAAAGTGTAATTTTTTTAAAATTTTCCATTGCTTTACAAATTAAGTGGCTTAAATTAGCAACACTATGAAAAAAATATTGTTATTAACAGGCTTGCTGGCTATTACCAGCTCCTGTACTTATGAAGAGGTAATGGCATTTCTAAATGGACAACCTAACAATTTGACCGAAGCTGAAAAACAAAATGTAAGAAAAGCCCAAGAATCAGGCTTAACACTTGAAGATAAAGATAAAGGAGGAATTATAATACCACCACATTAAAATAAAAAACCAATGAATTTGAGAATTTTCGCAACCTTTTTATTGTTTTTAGCTGGTTTTGTCAACTATTCTGATAAGTTTATATATTTTTTTGACATTAAAAATGATGATGTATTTGGTTTTGATTCAACTGCCCAATTCGCATATGCTTTAAGTGTCACTATATCACCTATTTTAATTTCTTTAGCATCTTTTTTGAAACCTTACAAGATAGGATATTTGTTTCCAATATATGTTTATTCTTGTGATTTGATGTTTTGGCTTTTTGGAACGAATAAAACTGATTATGGTAATTCTTATTGGTACGGTCTGTTTTTTATTCTAATTTTAGTATCAATAATATTGATTTTAAAAAATAAAATCAAACAAGTTGAAAATAGCAGTTTTAAAAACAAAGCAATAGAAGAATTACTAGAATTATCATTTGAAATAATCTCAAATAAAAAAGATAAATCTAAATGAGTCTTAATAGATATGAACATCTTGTTAAGTTGATAAAAATTACTAGACAAAATTTGGAAACTTATACAGATGAGGAAAGAGAGAAACTTTTATTTTCCTTCAAAAAGGATTTAGAAGATATTAATAAAAGCTTAAATAAAGATGATACTAAAATTAATTCATATTTAAAGTTTTTTACAGAATAAAGCACAAAAAAACCCTATTAAAGGGTTTTTTTTGTGCTTTTTAATGATTGAATCTCAGCCTCCAAAAGAGCTATCTGCTTCTCAGCTTCTTTCTCAATTACATAATTATAAATGTAATTAATTTTGTCTTCAAAGCTTTTCTCACTACCTATAACTGCATTCACATTACTATTTATTTTATCACCAAAACCTGTTATTATCCAATTTGCGTTAAGTTCAGGGTATGCTGAAAGAATTTTAAATAAAGCTTCCTCTCCAAGAGAGCCATTCCTTCTTTTTTGAGTAGCTAAATAACCATTAGCTAAATCAGCCTTCTTCTCAAAATGAGAGGGTCTAATCTTTTGATCATGAATATATTGCATAATTCGATCTATAGCTTTTAAATCAGTCATAATTCTAAAAAAAGTGTTAAAGTCTAAAAAAAATAGACTATTTATCGTTTTTTAGACAAATTGTACTATATTTGTCATATACAAATCTAATAAAAAAAACGGGTTTGTTGTAAATGACCAATGAAAAATAACATAATATGTGATTTTTATGTACGAATTTATAAATAACCAATTATCAATCCCAGCAAGATTAATATATAAAGATTGGTCGTTAACTTCATACGACAACTATTTGAAAATGTGTGATAGGGGCAAACTAACCCGTACTAAAGAAGGTCGCGGGAAAGACAATACTGCATTTGTAGCAGTTGAAAGCCTACCCATTCACAACGGCATCGACTACAAAGAAATTTGCATAGCAAAACTGGGTCCTCTCCCAACAAACGAACAGAGTTATTTGACTTGCATTTTAGAAAAAATGTTGCAGAAAAATAGACAGGATGTAACTTTTTTCGCAAATCATAAAAAACCAAATGGTCAGGGACTGTCTTTTGATAAACAAATAGAAGGGGTTAACTCAATTATGCTTTTAAGAGCAATTGAAAACCTTTTTAAAACCAAAAACTTTTCTCCTAAATCAACAAAAACATGGTCAGAAATTGCGAACTCTTTAAAAGAGTTGGCTTTTAAAATGTCGTTTAAACTCCCTTTAAATGGGCGGTCATTAGAACGTAAATTTAAAGAGTATTTAACAGACGATATAAAGTGCTTAGTTCACAAAGGCGAAGGGCATAAGAACTCAACCAAAATAAAACAGGAAGTGTCTGATTGGTTAATAGCCACTTATGCGTTACCTACTAAAATAACCATCCCTAAACTTACAGAATTGTACAACGAAATCCGCCATAAAAAAGGCTGGAAAGAGCTGACTAATCAAGCCGTATATCTTCACCTTGAAGAGCCTGAAAATATGCGTAAATGGATTATTTCTCGCGACGGTTTAGAGGCATATCGCAACAAGTTCGGGCATAAGCTACAAATTGATAAAGCTGACAATTTCCCTAATGCGTATTGGTTGTTTGACGGGTCTAAGCTTGATTTTATGTACCTGCAGGAAGGCGGAATTGTAGCGAATTTAAAAATAGATGTAGTAATGGATTACTACTCAGAAAAAATACTTGGGTGGTCTGTCCAAGAAAGTGAAAACATCAATGGTCATATCGAAGCAATTGGTGGGGCTATTAACACGGCAGGTGCACGTCCTTATTTGATTACTTATGATAATCAGTCTGGGCACAAAAGCGCAAGGATGCAAGAGCTTTATACCAATTTAGTAGCGAAACAAGGAGGCACGCATTACCCGCACAAAGCGAAACACCACACGAATCCAATAGAACAAATCTTTAACCGTCTGCAACAACAAGAAATTTCTACGTGGTGGTTTTCAGACAAACAAGGTGTAAAAGTTAGAACGGAAAAAAACAAAATGAATGCCGATTTTATCCTCGATAACAAACACTTACTCCCTACTAAAGAAGAGGTGATAAAAGCGTGGGAAATAAGTGTTAACCGCTGGAATAATTCCCAACATCCAAAAATGAACACAAGCCGCAACGAGGCATATACGCACGAAATAGGCATACAAGAAGAAATCAACCATTTAGAGCAAGTACAACTGTTGTGGTTAGAAGAAACTAAGCAGATAACATACAGAGGGAATGGCATAACGCTTAAAATAGGCAAAAAAGAGCATTCGTTTGAAGTGTATGACGCAAATGGAAACATCGATTTAGAGTTCAGATATAAGAATGTTAACAAAAAATTCAAAGTTCGTTATCACCCAGAGTATCTAAACGATTATGTCCAACTCTTAGAAGTGGACGAAAAAGGAAAGAAAACGCTTGTTGCCTGTGCTGAGCCAAAACGAGCACACAAAAACATACCAATAACGATGAGCGAAGGCGACAAAGCTTCTTGGTTAAACGACTATAAAATTAGGCAAATTGAAGAAGAAAGAGACATCAAGGCAGCTAAAGAAATCGCAGAAAGAGCTGGTATAACCAATGAAAAATTGATAGAAGATCAAATGCTGACTATCAAGTTTGGAGGTTTAGCCTCAAAAGTAGAAAGAGAAAAATCAGAAAGTATAGTACAATTCTAAAAACCTAACACCATGACAAAAGAACAAAAACAACAGATTCAAAAGGAAGTTATAGCACAGGTATCTTTTAGTTCACAGGTAAAAGTAGCAAACAAGGCGGGTGTATCAAATGCTATTATTAGCCAAATGATAAATAATAAATGGGATTCTATAGCCGACGAAATGTGGAGAAAGGTAAAAATAAAGCTTCGCATTGAGTTAGACTGGATTACCGCAGAAACAAATAATTTAAAACAGTTAATTAATTTTTTAACAGAAGCACAAAAACAAGGGATAAGTTTTGCCGTGAGCGATTCGGCAGGTGTAGGAAAAAGTGAAGCATACAAATTATATGCAAAACTGAATCGAAATGTAATTTATGTTGAATGTAAAACGTATTGGAAAACAAAAGATTACATGAAAGCATTAGTTACCGCTTGCGGACTTGATGATTATGGAACAACAAAAAAACTAGCCGATACATTTACTGATTATTTAGCTGGATTAGAAAATCCAATAGTTATAATCGACCAAATTGATAAACTTAAAGATGGCTCAATGGATTATTTTATTGATTTATATAATGATTTATCCAACCATTGTGCCTTTTGCCTAAGTGGCGTGCATGCTTTTGAAAAAAGAATCCGAAGAGGTGAAAGTCGTGATAAAACTGGGTATGCTGAGATTTGGTCAAGAATAGGTAAAAAGTTCGTCAAACTAAATCGCCTAACGATAGACGATGTAAGAAGTATCTGCCATGCTAATGGCGTACTGGATAATGAAGAAATAGACTACATTTTTTGCAACTCTGACAACGACTTACGTAGAGTAAAAAAAGATATTCAAAACTATTTCATAAAAAAAAGAATAAAAAATGCAAGCTGAAACCCAAACTAATACCATAATTAAACCTAAAACAGTAAAAGCGCAAACCGCAGATCAATTATTAAGTAAAACGTTCAATGAAATATCGATTAATTGCCCAAAACTAAGGGGGCATTTAGGTGAACCACAACTAGGCAACTCCCATTGGTTTGTATTTGGAGACTCTGGTCAAGGGAAAACATCATATGTCCTAGCCATAGTAAAAGAGTTAACAAAAAAATATAAAGTTCATTATAACACACTAGAAGAAGGTACAAAGAAAAGTTTTCAGATAGCAGTTTCAAGAGCTGGTTTAAAAGGGAATAAAAATTTCCAATATGCAAAAGAAAACTATGAACAAATGTGTAATAGGTTAAGAAAAAAAAAGCAACCTAGAATTGTTGTAATAGATAGTTGTCAATACTTCTTCCGAGGTAAACAAACACAACATTATATAAAATTCATTGAAGAATTTGAAAACACAACATTTATATGGGTTTCGGGTGCAGATGGCACGAAACCAAAGGGTAAAATTGCTGACGATATACGCTACGATTGCGACATAGTTGTATTTATAAAAGACTTTAAAGCAGAAATTAAAAAAAACCGCTTTGAAGCCTCAGAAAGTTACATCATTTGGGAGGAAGGATATAAAAACAGCTTATTAAAATAAAAGACTATGGATATAAACGAATTAGAAAAAAAAGTACAGGACTTGAATGCATGGCTTTTAAATCCAGCAAACAAAAACCACACAGATTACAAATTGAAAGAACACGACCGTAATTATTATGTGTCTAAAATAATTGAAATAGAAGAATTACAACTTAATACAGAAGAAGATGAATAACACTCCCAAACGCTCAGCAGCAGAATTGAGAAAAGAATTAGAAGAAGCTGAAATTTTTGAAAGAAAAGAAGCTGAAACTAAACGATTGAATTATGAAAGCATCAAAAACGCAACGGTTAGTGAGTTGTGTAATAAAGCTCTTCAATTGTCAAAGTCAATAGCTTCCTTTAAAAAAGAAAGCTTTGACGAAATGAATGCACTACATGAAATTTTAAAAGATTACTCCCAACGCCACGCTAATGGCTTAGGAAATTTTAGAGTGCAATACGGAAATTTTCGAGTAAACTATAAAAAACAAGGTCGTCCAACATTCGACGAAAAGTCAACAGAAGCTGAGGGGTTTATTAAAGATTTTGTAACCTCAAAATTTGAGAATGACGACGATGTAAAGGATTTAATTATTTCGCTTTTAGAGCGAAAAAACGGCGAATTTGATATTAATCTCATTCAAAAACTATACAAAATGGAAGATCGTTTCGACGATGAAAACTGGAAGAAAGGTATCAAATTAATGAAAGAAAGTTATAGTTATGAGTTCTCCAAGGATTACGTAACCTTCGAACAAAAAGGTAAGGATGGTAAGTGGGAACAAATACCACTAAGTTTTTCAAACATATAAAATAGGTTTTTTTGGTTGGTTGGTTTCCCTCCTAGTTTAAATCAAGGCAAAACAGGACAACGTCAAGATGCAGGTTCGAATCCTGCGGGGGGAGCAAAAAAATAAACACAAAATGACAACAAATACAATTCACGAACAACAAACATGGGAGTTATACTTTGAGTATTGCCAAAAGTACTCGAGTAATTCAACTGAATTACAATTGTTATTAACAAGTCCTGCAGTAAATAAATACTTCCTGGAGCAATTAGATAGAATCAACACACTTTTAAATACGTTTCAAAGCGGTTTAAAATCAAGTTTAAAAGAAAAAATGTTTGAAGATGTACTAGAGTTTTATAGCAGACCCCTAATAAAAAAAGCCTTGAAAACAAACAAAAAAACGAGTTACTCCATTACAAAATTAAATTAAAATGATACCCATTCTACTAAATTCAAATATACCTTTTATCATCGTGAGATATAAAGTCATGTTAAAATTTCTACCTGACATCGTGCATTACGATTATGAACTTTTTATACAAAAAAAAGACATTAAAAAAGTAGAAGAATTGACCGAACGCAAGACCGTGACAGAATTTGTAGATGAAATAGAAAGGCACAAGCTACATGACCAAAGGATTTGCTGGATTCCACTAAAAAAATCGGATATAAAATTTCTAAAAAAAAATATGAATCAATTTGATAAAGTTGATTTTGATACAGATGGGTATATTCTCGAACCTAAAGTTAGAACATCCTTAAAAACAAAATTAAATGCGACTAGGTAAACCAAAAATCACTCCACACAAAGGCAACATCTTTCAGCAAGAGTTGGAGTTGAAAGCCAAAGCCAAAGAGCTTTCAAAAAACAGGAAAGAAGTAAAACCAATAAAATATATTTTGAAAAGATGACAGACGAAATTTTCAACAAAGCGAAAGCCTTTGACGAATTAGTCAAAATTCAAACAATAGAAGGTGAAGTTACACTATCTAAATCAGCTGAATCAATACTAAAGGGATGTGATTATCTACAGTATATTTTTGATACTGGTTTCGCCAAAGGATTTGAAGCAGGTTTAGATGCAAACGAAAAAATAAATAATTATGCCAGCGAAAATCCCAACTTATGACCCCAACGGCGCAATAACGCCGTTTCAAATCAAGAGAATCCGTCAGTTGTGCAACTTCAAGGAAGACGAAAAAAACAAAATAGTCCTCCAAGCCACCAACGGAGCAACAAGTTCCTTAACAAAGTTAACCCAAGCCCAAGCCGTTGCAATTATCAAACAATTTTCAGGCAATGAGAATAAAGACATTGCAAAGGAAGTGGTCAATGAATTCTGGGCGTATTACGACAAAAACAACCCGCAACACCGTTACATTTTATCACTACTTATACAATTGGGGTGGAGTGTGAAAAGCGAAAAACACGGAGAAATTGCCGATTTAAACCGATTTTCAAATTGGTTAAAAAGTCACCGTTCACCCGTGAAAAAACCTTTAAAATCTATGTCAGCTACAGAAACAAGTAAAATTATCTCAGCATTAGAAAGTATGATAGTTAAGGATTATGAAGGATAAAGAAAACCCCAATAAACCATGCACTCACACAGATACAGTTCTTGTGGTAATTGAAGCCACAGTAACCTGTGAAAAAACCGCCCGACAATGTTTGTATTGTGGGGCAATTGTTGAAGAAAAAACAGACTGCAGATGAAAATAAAATTAAAATTAACCCCCGATCAACTCACAAAATTAAATACACTGATGAGTAAGATTGATGAAGTTTACAAGCCTGATACCATGGAGGGAAAAGCCATTAAAAGTATAAGCTATGGGATAACTGATAAGATACATAATAAGTATTTAAAACTTCAAAGAAGCTTGGGATTGTTCTCACAAAACGAAACGATAAGATATGATTTAGCATACCACGAAGCCTTTGCGTTGTTTAAAATATTGAACGCCATTTTGGGCGTAAAACCCGACCATGATTTACAAACAATACATAACTTCATTCATCAAAAAATAATAGTATGACCTATTGCGAGCTTAGAAAAAGAATCGACAAAGTTAACTATGAGCTACAACAGCAAGGCTACAATTGGGAAAAAATAGGGCTCTTTTGGGAGGAAGTAATTGAAGAAACAAAAAATAAGAATGGAACAACTGACAACTTACCGAGCAAAGGGAAAAGAAATAGGGATTGAAATTCTTTTTAAATACCGTTTAAATGGAAGTTTAAAAGGCTTTGAAATTGAGGAAGGCGAACTAAATCACGACCAAAAGAAATGGCTTTTCACTGGTTATTTGCCTAAAGGAACTTATTCAGCAGATGCAAAGGAACTTCTTACTCAATTAAAATTAGTATTTCCTGCAGACGAAGAGTCTATCAAAAACAGCTGGATGAAAGAGGCAAAGTATTTGAAATACTTTGACATTGAAGTTTCACCTGCAGATACATCATTCGATGCCTTGTGGCAGATTTATGACTATAAATTAGGGAAACAAGATGCCGAAAGAGCATTTAAAAAATTAAAGCAAGGTGAAATTATAGAAATCTTTTTAGATGTTCCAAAATATAAAAACTGGCTAAAAGCAAATCCTAAAATAGCTCAATTATATTTAGCCACTTATATCAATGCTAAACGCTATCAGGACGAACGCCCTGTTAATTTAAAAGGAAAGAACTTTAACCCAGTATTACAGAATTTAGCAACCAATAAAACAAATAAGTGATGCAAAAACAAATTTATTTCAAAATCATTGAATTAGAAAACTATCAAGTATTAATCGAAAAAAACTTCGATGATGATGATGAAAAGGAAGCTATACAAATTGTGTTTTATATTCATGATTTCAAAATCGTTAATAAACTCCTTTTTGAAACAGAAGAAAAACAAAATAAAGCTTTTGAGCTTATAAATTCTGAAACAGCTCAAGGTTATATTAATGCAGCTTTAAAAATACTAAACGAGTAAAATAACTAATGGCACAAGAAAATAATTTAAATTTCAATGATTTATCTTATAGTGGGATAGTCAATGAAATAGATAGAGACGAACAAAGGGCAAAAAGCTTTATAATCGAAGCTTTTAATAAAATAGAAGCTCAAAAAGAAGAAGTTGAAAATCTAGCTAAACAACTAACAGTTGAAGAAAGCCACCTACGAAGTTTAGAAAACGCAATAGACTTAGTTTTTCGCCATCTTAAATGGCACAAACCAATGATTTTTATTGTCAACAAAGGAGAGTCTAATGAAATAATTGTAGTCACAGAGGATAAGGTGACACTAGAAAAAAATGTAATATGACCCAAGAACTTTTAAAAATCGAAAAACGTCAATCCTTTGTTAATGGGATGATGGTGGGAACGGTATTAAGTTTTATAATTATAGCAACAATTTTAATAATTTGGTAAAATGGAAGAAAAGATTTTAAATTACTTGAAAGAAGGCTTTACACAAAAAGAAATTGCCGAAAAGTTTGCTAATGATGGCATAACGCCTAATAGCTTAAGTCATATAGAAAAAGAGTTGAAAAAAATCAGACAAAAATACAACGCTAAGACTAATTTTCAACTTGGATTTTTGTTAGGAAAAAAAACGCCATAATCGGCGTTTTTTTTTGTATTCAAACGTTTCTGTTTTCGCTCCCTTTTTCTTATTTTTGCCTATATGTCAGTAGTTAACAGAAAATTAGGCGCAAAACGCAATACCTTGTACCGTTATCAATTAGTGTTGGACGAACTGAGCCAACATAATACTGAAGACATCCCCATGACTGTCATTTGGCGAAAACATATCTATCCAAAGTTTGGGATTAGTATGGCTACGCTTTACACAATATTAAACACTCCTGTAAAAAAAGAAATGCAAAAAGTAGAAATGGCACAACAACAGCAGTTGTCGTTGTTTCATTAAACATTTCTAATTTCAAAAGCATACGCAACTTCGTATTCCTGAACCCCATCGTCACGCTGGGTGCGTTGTAAACTTTTTCGTATCATACGACCACTCGTGTCGGAAGGATTAAATCCCTGCAATTTGCCGTGAATTTCCTCTATCAAATCCCAAATGCTCCAGGCGTTGTCTTTTTGTGCTTGTGGAGCGTTAAAACTTGTATTGGTTAGCTTCATATTGGCAATAGTAATTCGTGCGAGTACTTGGGCGTTTTGTCTGTTAATAGGTGTTTGATTTGCATTTATACCCATGTTAGAAAATTCAGCATTATGTACATCAATCAAACAACACGGCCATTGCACAGGCATATTAGGGCTGTAGTAGTCTAGTTGTCCCCAGTTTTCATCTATAAATAAACCTTCTATTTGGGATAATTCCTTTTGTAAATTAAGTAAAATCGTTTTCATTGGTTATGCATGTTAAGGATAATCTGCTTTAAAGCTTCTGTGTTTTTATAAAATTCTCTTTTAATAATTGCCCTAGTTATCGGGTGGTCCCCTATAAATTGGCGTTTGGTAATTTTCATCACCTTACCTGTAGGTTGCAAGGCTAAGGCTTTCCATTTTTCAGCTTCAGCAGTTAACCGTCTATTTCGTTCTGTATTAGCCATAGCTCTTGCCCGGACATTGTAAGTTACTGCTCCAGCATTTTTATAGTACATTGCCCAAAAGAATTTTTTCATTTTATCAGTAATCACAATCTCACCGCCTTCGTTTTGAATATCGGCATAAGGTACACTACTCGAAAAAACAATATTCATGCCTTGTACTTTGGCATTGATGGAACGCCTTAAAGTACCTGTACGCATAAGCGGTGAGCCTTTTCGGTTAGGAAATGGACTAGAAGCCCAGCGCTGGGTAAAAAATGCTTTGCGTTCAAAATTTCTATCAAAGTTTTGATGGAGCTCTACTTTTACATCCGTGAGGAAGTTTTGTAAAAAATCTTCAATTTTCATTTTATATTTGCTTAAAACAATTAGTAAAAAAATTATGAAAGGTTATTCTCAAAAATTTCATTTCGATGAAGAGTTACTTCCTGAAAATTATAGCATCAAACATTTTGGAATAAATTCCGAATTTTGGAATAAATTAAATAGACTTCAAATGACATATAAAAACTGTACAATCTATATTGATTACTATTTGTATGATTACACGGACGGTTATGTGGGCATAACAATTAAACTTAAATCACATAATAAAGAATTAAATAGTAAACTTAAAGAAGTTATTTCGTTTTATTCCAAAGGACGTTACAAAGCATTGTCCTGAAAGTAAGACAACCTTTTCGATTTGAAATCACCCCTTTATTGATTAATATTTTTCTTAACTCAAAAGGGAGTTTATTTAGGAGTGTAAAAACACTGAACCAAATAGAATCATTAGTTTGATTTTCTTCTAATTCAAATTCTTGTATTAATTGATTACCGTGCATAGGTTCTAAAAGCTGACCATTTTTCTCTATTTGAATGGTGATTTTTAATTTTAACTTATCTTTTTTCATACACTTGCAATATTTATTATAATTTGTATATTTGTGACTTGGTAGTTTGTCGTTTTCGGCATTCTACCCCTCGGGGGGCAAGTTGATTTATTCAATTTGCCCCCTTGTTATTTAATTTCTTTCTAAATTTTTCAATATCATATTTTTTGATATTTCCGTTGGGATATATAACTACTGCACTTTTAATTCCCTTACCTCGATTCTGTTTGATAGTGTTTTTTAGCGCAATAAACATATCCCTATAACTATCAGGTTTGTTCTTTAGATGTAAAATAATCTCTGATGCACCTTGACTACTTGCCTCTTTAAATCCTGATTGAACAATGTTTTTGCCGTTGGTTTTTGTTGGTACTTTCACATCAACAAGTTCTTTGGTGTCTAAATTGAAGGCGTCAGGATTTTTACTACCATCTTCAATAACGGGAAGCATCCTATAACGATCACCCTTATTTGCTAATATTAGTAATGCTTCTTTGTTGTTTTTAAACTCGTGCGGATTTTGCTTGCCCGTAGTAAAAATTTCTAAAACGCCTTTCCCTTTTACTTCTTTAGATTTTTCAAAACTATAATTCGCATACCTATCAGTTAACCCTTTCTTTAAAACCTTTTCAACCTCTTTTGCGCCTACTACTTTCGAATAAGCATGATTAGGCGGGAATACCGTTTTTGTTTTACCAGGATTAAACTGAAATAGTTTGTTTGCTTTACCATTTTTACCAATAAGAGTAGTCGCTTTATCCCCTTTAGCCATAGATTCCAAGCTATTACTTTTGGTGTTTTTGTTTGCCAATACTTCTATTACCTGGCATCTACAACGCCAGCCATTAGGGGTGTAATAATAATCCCAAAAAGGGTCGTCCTTAGGGAGTGTTACATTGTGCAAAACCCTGTGACTATCCCTTACACGGTCATCACTAGCGGTACGATATTGCAAGTAATAGCGTTTAGTATCATCGCTAAACTGGTGCCAGTTTGAAGCACTTTGAGCGGAACTGGTGGCAAACAAGTATTCGGATTCTAAATAATTACGATTATAATTTCCGTTCAATTTAGTAATCAAACGCTCAAAGTCCTTATAACTTCTTACATTACCTTTTTCATCCTTCAAGTAACTACGAGCTTCTGTTAATTGTGCGTGCGTTTTCAGACCGCTAAAAACAAAAACATCTTTATCCAAATAGTTCTTTAGTTCCGCAGGCACTTCATGGGTAATCCCTTTTTGCAAAACACCTGCAGTAATTGTGGTCAACTCCCTATAAGCTTCTACTTCAAGACTATCACTTGGCTTGTACGTACCTTTTTCGTAAAGAGTTTTAAAAGCCTTTTGAGCTACTTTTAAAACCTTTTTAAAAGCATCATCTTCTTGCAATGCCAATTGGTACGAATTGCAACTAGAGCAATTGCATTTCGTATATTGATGGATTAAAGATTGATGCATTGCCCCAAAATAGGCTTTGGGGCTTAGTCGAAAAAATCTAAATTCAGTTTTTGTGTGGTTTGATTGTCTCTTGAAAATCCCACCACATCAATCCCAAAGGTGTCTTTTATCCACTCAGGGTTTACATCGTACTTTTGAAACGCATCTTTGGTACGTTGCCACAACACGTCTAAGTTTTTCGCTTTCGGGTAGCTAAATACTAGTGGTTTGCTTAAAACTCCTATGTTTATAAGCGCAGGGATGATGGTAGAGTTCCAATGCTGTTCTAGTAAACTCAAATCACTTTCCACAAGTGTTTGCAACATATCTTGCGAACTTTCATCCTTTGACCTGGATCCATTTTTAGTATCCTGACCTATGATAGCCCCTGAGATTAACAACGAATTTTCATTGTTACAAAGTGTAATTAAATTATTGTACACATCCCCATTAGTTGCTGTGGTTTGTGCAAACTCAAATTTTTCAGATTCATCAATGATGAACCAAGCCGCCGCACCCATATCGCGCATCATGCGTTCTGCACGACGTACCATGTTAGGGTCGTTTGTATTGGTTTTCATGTATCTTGGTGGAATGCCGTATATTTCGCACAATTCACTCCAGCAGGCTTGTGCAAACCGCTTAAACAATACGTGTGGCACGGCATTGTTGAGCAATCCTAAATCATTAGTATCGCCAAACTCTACAAGCCATGTGCCGTACTCTGGCATTAATCGGTAATTGTACCCTTTGTCTTCGGAATAATCTTTGTAGAATAATCCGTTTACTGGATCCACATTTTGACGGGGAATGAGTGAAGCGACTAAAACCGCTTTGTCATTGTAATTAAATTCAACTAGCGAATGCCCATAGTAGCGCGTGTTTAAAATTTGCTTATTAATTTCATTTACCCAAATTTGATTCTGGAGTAAATTGGTTGCCTCTTCGTCTATTACCCCTTTTTCATCACTAAGGGTAAAGGCTTGTGCTAAACATTTGAGCATGCGATTTTCAATTTGCGACTTCAACAACGCATCGAGCATTATTTCATCGTACAAATTGTACAATTGCCATCTTTTTGGGGCTTCCGCTTTTCGTGCCATTGTTAAAGCACGATTCCAGCTTACAATGTCTTGACGGGTACGTGCTACCGATTTTGGTGCAATACTTGTAGTAATTCGTGAAGTAGTAGCAATTGCAGTAGGTTTATCCCCTTTTTTAGAAAATTGTGCGGTATGTTTTTTTCGTCTATCCATTAGTATTCATGGTTAAATTTTGGTTTTGACCCCATGCTAAAAGGTTGCTTTTCTATGGTGTTATCTTGTTGGGTTAATTGTGGTAAATCATCAAGGGTTATATCGCCTTTGGCTAGCTTATTAAGCCAACTAATAGAACGGTCATAACGCTCTTTGGTTTGCTCGTAAATTATATCGGCATTACAAAGTTGTACAAGCCACCATTTGGCTACAGTTTTGGTTGTTTCTAAAACCATTGCATTTCTACTATCGCCTTGGGCAGAAAAAATAGCGTTCACGTCGTACACGATACGACCATCCATCCACTCCTTACGGTTGTTACCTGTTAGGTAGCTTTTTACTTCAATAATTGCCGTTTGTATGGCTTGCTGTACAATGAAATCATTGTGCTGTGTAATTTGGTCAATCTGATAACCATACATGACACTCCCTAATTCTTCTTTGTTTAAAAACATAACTTTTAAAATTTATTGCTAACCCTAGATCCAAAGGCATAAGTGCTTGTGGTTTTTCGAGTTCTTTTGGTTAAATAAGAAAAAGCACCATGCGTAGCATCGGGACCATCATCATGTGCTTGGCTTCCTTTTTCAAAGGCTAAAAACTGGTCAATTAATGTTTGAATGTCACTTTCTTGAATGTCGTCCGAATTGAAAAAAACATTCTTCCGTTCAAAATGCCCGGACAAACTCTCCACACGGTCGTACTTGTCCGCTTTACTTCTTTTGTCGGCAACAACAGGAATATAATAGCCCCGTTTTTCGCCTTCAGCATCGAAGTCTGAAACGAATTCATCCATGGCAAAAAGTCCTTCAATCAAATAGCGAATGTTTAAATTATCAAACCCAAATCGCTCATACATATCGTACAACCATTTGGCAGCATGCGCCCGGCTTTTTTGTTGCAAATAAGCTAACAGGATATGATACTCTTTACCCTTCATTCCTACTAAAACAAGAGCTTTATAATCGGCATTAGCCTTATAGGATAAGTCACCATATAAACACAATGCCTCGTACTCTTTTAGCGGTAAGCCTTTTTTGTGCTGAATGTCTTCGTACTTGAAGATAGCCCCATCCTCAATATGCACGTGCATATACTCACGCATAAAGGAGCGATACGGCATTTTTTTAAACTTCTTTTTCCAATATAAAGCGGTTGTTTTTTCAGGCCATTCAGGTTCGAAGTCTTCCAAGTTCTTGACGGCACAAACGGTTAAAACTTCAAAAATTATATCGTTATCATAGTCTTCTTCATCTTCATCCAAAGGAGTATTTATAACCTCTTTGAAATAAATTTTCAAACGATTGGTAATACTGTTTTTATTGAAGTTGTTGTTTGCATAAACAAATCGCTCGACGGCATCTTCATCGGTGTCAAAACATCCCCATATATCCTCTGTAATAAAATCCACTGATTCCCGCATCATACGGTCATTGTTTACGTGTTTTTTGCTGTCCACGTCATCGACTACAATGTAGTCCGGGCGGTCAGCTTGTTCACGAGCTCCACGTGGATTTTGCCCAAAACCAATGGACATGAATCGAACCCCGTCCGCAGTAGTGAAATCACCATCCGCCCAATTGCCCTGGCTAAACTTTTCGCCGTAGTCGTTTTTTATACGGTTATTAAATTGCAATTGCGCTTGTATGCCTGAGAGTAATTTATTAGCCTTGGGTTCCGTTTCGCCAATAAGTAGCATGAACTTTAGTTCACCCTTTACCAGATATAAAAACAACGGAATCCCCATATCGATATGCACAGACTTTCCCGCCGAACGATACATTTCAGCAAGTAAACGTAAACGCTTGTTTTGAATGATTAGTTTCGCTAATTGTTTGTGAAACCAAGCCGATTTCTTTTTAGCGTAATTAGGGAAGTAATACTCAAACCACCTAACATAATCACCTTCTAAATGCTTAATTCTATCGGCTTTCTCTTTTGCCGTTTCATGTATATTAATAGAAGTAGCTTGGTCTATTCTAAGACAGTGCTTATCGTAGTCCTGTACTAATTTGCTATACTTTTTATTTTCTGTACTCATTAGCTTTCTAGGCTTATCCTATGCAATAAAAATTGTTTGTGAAACCCTGTGCATTTGCTGGCAAACTGAGGATCTATTTGTGAAATGAATAGGTCTAAATCTTTTAGAATTTTATGCACTACTATTGGATCAGCGGTTTTGTCCAGTTTGTCAACGGCAGACATTAGTTTTGAGATAGAATCGGCGTGCAACTTGGGAGGTTCGCCACTTGCCACAAGTAACAACTCTTGTTGCAGGAGTTGCTTAATTTTTGTGGGTGAGGCGTGGAAGTTAAAACGTTTTTCATCCCAATCATATTTATTTACCCACGCACTCACGGTGGGTTGAAGCACGCCAAAAAGGTCGGCGACTTCCTTTTGAGTAGCCTCAAAATTTTCTATATAATACGCTTCTGCTTTTTGCCTGATTGCATCTTTTGAACGTGCCATTTTTATACTGTTTTATAGGCAAAATTCAAACTAAAAAAGCAAAAATTTACGAAGTTGTAAAGCGACTAAAAGCACATAAAAAGCCAGTATTTATAAGTGTTTAGCCGTTTGTACTTTCTTTTTTTTCAGGACAAAACCACCCCAAATTTGCATCAACAAAACACAGAAAAATGCCAAAGCCAAAACCTTTTATTTTCAATGATGAAAACACAGAAAACCACCACGGTTTTTTCATTGCTACTAACGGAATTTCATTAGTTCGATTCAATGACAATCCCGTGATGCTTAGTAATCATGTTAACGCTAATGAAAGTGTACTTGGTCATTGGGAAGGAATGTACACAGAAAACGGAATGCTTTTAGGTTTCCCTGTATTCGATATAGAAGACGAGGAAGTACAAAAAATAGTAGGGAAAGTACAAAGAGGACACATCAAAGGCTGTTCGATGGGGATTTTATTTCACCCAGAAGACTTGAGCTATATAGGAGGGAAAGTGGTGTTAACAAAATGTGAGTTAACCGAGGTTTCCATTGTGGCTGTCCCTTCTAACAAGGCATCGGTTCAGTTGTACAAATCCGATAATGAAGCGTATAGTGATGATGAAATTCAATCGCTATGCTTATCCGTCAAAACAAATGAATTTGAAATTATAGATATGAAAAAAATCACGTTATCATTAGCCGTACTAACGGCATTAAAATTCGATAAAAACACCCCTGAGGTAGATGTCGATGCGGTGGAACAAGCCGTTTTAGCTTTACAAACTGAAAACACCAATTTGAAAGCTAAAAATTTAAGCCTTGAAGCCAAATTTGAAGCAGAACAAGAAACTAAAATCACAGAATTAGTTGAGTTGTCTATCAAAGAAGGTCGCATTCCAGCGACCAAAAAAGAAGACTTCATCAACTTAGCTAAAGCCGACTTCAATTTGGCAAAATCTACTTTGGAATCAATCCCAACAAAAGCCAATTTATCTGCTTCGGTTACTCCACCAGTAAATTCGGGTAGTGTAACTACCAAAGAAGCTTTTTTAAAGCTTAGTCAGACTGAACAATTAAAGTTCAAGGACGAAAACCCAGACGAGTACAAAAAATTATTCACTAAAAACAAGTAAAACTTATGCCAGCAAATTTCCCTGAAGTATGGGTAGATCGAGTTAGAGAAAACCTTGACAATTCAGATCAGGCACCTTGGTTAGAAGGTGTGCCAGAACTTGACGCCGATGTTTCGCAATTTGGCGAAAACACAGCAACGGAATCAAATGTAATTCATATCGCAACAACTGATTTTGATGTTGATATTTTGATAAACAACACGACTTATCCGATTCCTGTACAACAGTATGAAGATGGTACTTTGAGTTTTTCATTAGATAAATATCAAACAAAGGTTATCACGGTATCAGACGACCAAATTATGGGAGCCAGTTACGATAAAATCGACACCGTAACAAAAAAAGGAGTTAAAGGAATTACATCTTCTAAATATTCGAAGGCAATTCACTCGATTGCACCACAAGTAAACACTACAAAAACGCCTATTTTTTCGGCTACTGGTGGTGGTGGAGCAACTCCGTTAACGGACCCAACTGGACGTTTACGATTAGTCTATGAAGATTTAGTAGCATTTAAGGATTTATGTGATAAAGCTGGAATCCCTGAAGAGGACAGACGCTTAGTGTTGTGCAACAATCACTGGAATGATTTACTAATGGATCGTAAAAATTTTGGAAATCAGTTAGTGGACTATGTAAAAGGAGAACCTGCACCAGTAATCTTAGGGTTTGAAATATTCCAATATTCAAAAATGCCAAGATATGATGTGTCTGGAGCTAAAAAACCTTATTCATCTATTCCTGCTGGAACTGACAAAATAGCATCGGTAGCGTTCTATAAATACGGCATTGCTAAAAAAACAGGTTTAACGAAGCAATATTTTGTTAAGGCTGAGAATAATCCAAGTGGTCAAACCAATGACTTGGCTTACCGTCATTATTTCTTAGCAACTCCATTTAAAAAAGAATTAATTGGAGCAATCATTTAAAAAATAAATCAAATGCCGTGCATCATTTCGGTACGGCATTTTTATAAAGAAATAGAATGGAGCAATTTATATACTCAACATTAACGGTCTTTTTTACCGCACTAATTACTTGGTTCTTTTCAAAACCCAAAACCAAAGTTGAAGTAAAGTCTATTGATATTGATAATGAGGTTAAATCTGCTTCATTCTATCAAAATTTACTTGATGATGCTGCTAAACGATTAAATGATGCGATAAAAGCTATAGAAGAAAGGGACAAAAGAATTCGTGAGCGTGATGAAAAAATAGAACAACTCATCGACGAAATAGAAAAACTGACAGAACAACTTAGAAGATACAAACAATTAAACGGAAAGTCATGACACTAGCGCAATCCTCTTTAGAAGTGGCCACAAGGCAAATTGGAGTAACAGAGATTCCCAAGGGCAGTAATGCGGGTCCCGAGGTAGAAATCTATTTAAAAAGTGTAGGACTTACAAAAGGGTATTCCTGGTGCATGGCATTCGTTTATTGGTGTGTTTTGGAAGCTTCCAAAAAAGCAGGCGTTCCAAACCCTTTAAAGAAAACGGCTGGAGTACTAGACCAGTGGAATAGTAAACCTGAACTAAGACAAACTAAACCTAAAGCAGGTTATGTGTTTATCATGGATTTTGGCAAAGGTTTAGGACACACGGGATTTGTGGAAAAAGTACTGCCGAATGGAAAAATACAAACTATTGAAGGGAACACAAACGCAGACGGTAGCCGTGAAGGTTATGCAGTTTGCAGACGAACCAGAAACATAGCCGATATTAAAGGCTATTTGAAAATTTAAAAACCTTTTAAAACACTTTTAAAAATGCCTAACGAAATTCCACCAGTAATCAAGGAGGTTTTAGATACCGCCGCAAAAGAATATTCAAAAAGTCCTGCGACTACCAATGCTGGTCGTGTACTTCGCTTTATCGCACGATTTATAAGTGTTGATACGGTCATTAAGCTATTTGCTCATAAAATTACTAATTCATAATACGAAAAATCATGCAAGATATTGTAAGCAACATTTTTAAAGAAAACCCAAAGTTGGATGAAATTTTTACTACTGCTGACGGCAACGCTTTCTATTTGATAGGTGATGCAAAAAATCACGCTAAATCCTTGGAAGATGACAAAGTGAAAAAGCATTTGCGTAATAATTCTTTTCAAAAGAAAGTAAATGATACAGCAAAGGAAATCAAACCTGCTAAAGCTGAAAAACAACAAAAGGCAAAGCAAGAAACTGTGAAACCTGAACAAAAAGACGTTCAAGCAACTGACGAAAAACAACGAACCACTTCACCTGAGTTATTTGAAGGAGCTGAAACTACTGGAAGTACAGAGAAAAAAGAAGGTACTGAGGGAAAAGAAGAGGTTAAAACGGAATATGACAACAAAGATAAAAAGTAATGAACGGGATTAAATTTATTCGACAAAATGGAGGTTTAGCTCGTAAAATTGCGGGCGATGACCATGTTTCGGGGTTGATAGTTTATGGGGATACCGTTCTTGAAAAGAACGTATTACTCTCTATTGACGAACTGCCATTATTGGGAGTTACCGAAATCACTCACCCAGTATTACATTATCATGTGAGTGAGTTTTACAGAATGAGTCCAGGAGCGAAACTATATATTCAAAGTGTCGCCGTTTCGGACGGGAATTATTCAGAAGTAAAAGTGCTTCAAAACTTTGCTGAAGGTAGTATCAAGCAATTGGCAATTTGCGATTACAAATCGTCAGTTTCGCAACTTACAAATGCCGTTACAACTTTGAACGCTTTAGCAGTTGCTATTGCAAGCAACAATACCCCGTTAAGTATTTTGCTTTCCATGAAAGTTGCAACTGCTGATATGTTGACCTTACCCAATTTACACACGCTTAAATGTGACCGTGTATCGGTGGTATTAGGGCAAGATGCAGGCGGTCGTGGTAGTTATTTGAAAACGCTACAACCTTCACACTCTTTTATTGGGACAGTTCTTGGGGCATTAGCATCAGCCAATGTACACGAATCTATTGAGTGGGTAGAAAAATTTAACATGGTAACTACAGCTTATCCCAAACAATTAACGGGTGGTAGTGCTTTAGCGCGTGAAATGGATATAGTGGGATTTTGTGACGGCAGTTTGGCAAGGGATTACACCCAATCGCAAATTGCGAGTTTGCACGATAAAGGCTACATCTTCGGAATTAAGCACGTAGGCACAACGGGAACTTACTTTAATTCAAGCGCAACGGCTGGCGATTTGGAAAGCGATTTTTTGTATATCGAAAATAATCGCACTATTGACAAAGCTATTCGCCAAATCAATAAAAAGTTACTTCCTAAACTTTCAGGACCTGCTTACATTGATGCAGATTCTGGATTTTTAAGAGCGGAAACCGTTAGCGGTTTAGAAGCATTGGCCGCTGAACCTTTAGACCAAATGATGCGTGATGCTGAATTGAGTGGTTATAGTGTAACTATTGACCCGACACAACAAGTTTTGCGTACTTCAAAATTAGAAGTACTAGTAAAACTTATCCCTGTTGGGGTGTTGAGAAACATAGAAGTAAAAATAGGTTTAACCTTAAAAAAATAAAAAATGGGATTAGACATCACTCCATTAATTAACGGTCGAGAATACGGCTGGGCAGATTTAGCAGTGACTATTGCGGGAGTACCTGTTATGGGAATTACCGCAATAAAATACGAAGAGGAACAAGAAAAGGATAACATTTATGGAGCGGGCAGACATCCTGTAAGTCGTGGCTATGGACGTGTGAAAACTACAGCTTCAGTTACATTACTTTCAGGGACGGTTATGGGATTGAAAGCTGGAGCACCAAATAATCAGTTACATAAAATCGCCCCGTTTACTATTACCGTTTGCTATCAGCCAGACGGTGGTGCACTCGTAACACATTTACTAAAAAATTGCGAATTCAAAAAAACACCTTTCGACTGGAAGGAAGGAGATTTGAGTAAGCCAATTGAATTAGAATTAATCCTTTCACATATAGAACAAAAATCAGTTTAATAACCTTTTAAAATCCTTTTAAAATGAATCAAAATATTTGCGGTTTAACGGATAACGAAATCCTAGAACTAAAACAAAAACACGGTTTTTTAATTGTGGGAACAGTAAGACAGGGAGAACAAGAGTACAATGCAATTTTCAAAGAACCAAACTTCAAAACCTTAGAAGCAACGGGCTCAATTGGTGAAAAAAACGCCATCAAAGGAACGATAGCTTTATATGACAACTGTGTGGTTGTTGCTGATGAAGCCATTGCAGTTAGAGACTTCTTGAAGTTGAAAGCAGTAGAGAGCTTGGCGCAACACATGAATTCATTTTCGGTTAGCGTAAAAAACTTGTAAGCTCTCTCACGGGAGAGCAACAAGTTGAAAATCCTGAATTAGAGCGAATGAAAGGCGATGCCTTAATTCGCGCTAATTTTAATGTAAATCCTGAAATAATACCAATAAGTGAGTGGGCTAAGTTGTATGCACAAGCGCAATGGCTAGAACAATGGCGTTTGAAAAATCAAGCGGAATTGTATAAGGAGATGTTTGGCTGATTTATTTTTTATAAGATTGGTCATTTACATAAACAAAATAAAGCGCAATCAATACGCCCACGATATAAGGCAAAATTGGATGTAGCGCAGACAACAGTCCGTAGATTGCAATTAGAACAACAAATTTTAATGCTCCACTAAATAGCCATTTAATAAAATTCATAATCAAATATTTATTCAAATATAATAAAAAATGAGTTCAGTACTTCCTTTTAACCTTCAATTTTCAACTAATGCAACTAGTGTTATTGGAGGAATAAACAATAGTTTAAATGAGGTACAGAATGCTAGTAATAATACAACTAAAAGTTTAGGGGATTGTTACAAAAGTTTACTTTCCTTTAGTCTAGCCTTTGAAGGCATAAACCAAATAAAAGATGGTTTAAATGAATTGCTAAAGCCTGGTATTACACTTAACTCCCAAATGTCGGAATTAAGTGCCATAACAAATGTTACTGGCGATGCACTCGACCGTATAGAAAGCGCAGCAAGAAGCACAGCGAAGACTTTTGGAACTGACGCTTCGGCAAACGTTGAATCGTATAAACTAATTCTTTCGCAGCTTGATCCAGCCATTGCGAAAAATGCTGAAGCTATGAAAATGATGGGTAACAATGTAAACGTGTTGTCCAAATCAATGGGCGGTGATACGGTAGCAGCGACAAACGTTCTAACAACGGCAATGAACCAATTCGGGGTGAGTACCGAAAACCCAATAGCCGCTGCTAAAGTTATGGCGGACATGATGAACGTCATGGCGGCTGGTGCACAGGCAGGTTCTGCAGAACTGCCACAAATACAGTCGGCGTTAGAACAAGTCGGAATGGTTGCGAAAACAACTGGATTAAGTTTTGTGGAAACTAATGCCCAAATTCAGCTCTTAGATAAGTCAGGTAAAAAAGGCGCTGAAGGAGGTGTAGCCTTACGAAATGTTTTAACCACTCTATCTGAAGGGAGATTCGCAAGCAAAGATGCAACTGAAGGTTTAAAGCAGTATGGAATTAGCACTTTAAAATTGGCAAATGCAAGTATTCCATTAACTGACCGTTTAAGAATGCTTCGCCCTGTTATGAATGATACTGCCTTGATGACTAAAGTTTTCGGTAAAGAAAACATGGCGGCGGGTATTGCAATGATTAAAGGAGCTGATCAAGCGGATGTATTAGCAAAACAAATTACAAATACAAATTCGGCAGTTGACCAGGCTAATGTGGTCATGGGTAGTTACCAGGAACAAATGAATCGTTGGAAAGCTAAAATTGAAGATTTGAAAATTAGTTTTTTCAACCTTACAGAATCGATCATGCCTGTTACACAAGGTTTTTTTGGAGCTATCTCAACATTGGGTCAAATGGCTGTATCATTAAATGCATTAAGTTCTATAACAGGAGCTTTTAAGACTCATATTTTAAGAAAAGCCGTTGCGACAAATGCCGATACCGTAGCCACTAATACTAATACCGTAAGCATGGGTATTGGTGGACGCATTGCACACTGGTACCGTGAAAAAATCATGAGTATTAATGCGCAAATGACCATTGGGGCAATTGCTTCACGTATTTATAGTAGTGCCACTAACTCGGTTCGTAATGCTATGCTTGGAGCTACAGGGGGGGTGCGAGCTTTTTCGGCTGCAATTATAAATATCCCAGTAATTGGGTGGATTATCGCCGCCGTGATGGCAGTAATAGTAGTTGTCAAATTGTTGTGGGATCATTCCAAGCGTTTTAGAGAAATCTTATTTGGAATTTGGGAAGCGGCTAAAGCAGTTTTTTACAATATAGGTGTGGTGATTGGTCGAGTGTGGCAGTTTGTCAAACCAATATTCTTAGCGCATTGGGAAGTAATTAAAATGGTCTTTGGAAAAATATGGGATTTCATCAAATGGGTTTTCAACGGTATTGTATCAGCAGTTAAGTGGGTTTTTCAAGCTACAATTTCAGTATTTGAAAACATAAAAAATACAGCGATACAGGCTTTTCAAGGTTTTAAAAAAGCATTTTCTTTTTTCATTAAATTGATTGATGAATGGCTTTTACAACCTTTAAAAAATGCCTTTGGAGGTGTTTGGGATTGGATTGTAAGTTTATTTGATAAAATTATGGCTAAACTTTCTAAAGTTTTCGCACCTGTTAAGAAGTTATTGAAATCACTTTTCTCAACGGAAGGTATGACCGATGTAACAGTAGCCTATAAACAAGGTGAAAAAAAAGGAGCTAAAAGCTACGACGAAGATCATCCAAAAGCCAAGAAAAAAGCAAAAGCAAAAAAGAATACTCCATCGATGGATGTAGCTGGCATTTTTGACGTGACCAAAGGCGGAATACCGAAAACAAAAACCATAGGTTCTGACACCGCTAAAACCGTAAAAGAGAAAAACGATGCCAAAGGGTCAAGCGGTAAAACCGTTGGTAATTTAAACATTACCAAATTGGTCGAAAGTATAAATATTTACAATCAAAACGGCACAACAATGGATAAACAAGCCCTTGTAAATGCGGTGAAAGAAGCTTTGTTAACAGGTGTAGCCGATTATAGTTTAGGATTAGAAAGTTAAAAAATAATGAAAAGCCCAATACAATTTCAATTTCCCGATGCCGAACAATTTGCAAAGGGAGCTGCGCAAAACCTACTTTTTAGAATAGTAGGAAAAAGAGATAAGTTTTTACAGGTTGATGGTGAAAATGCCATTCCACGATTTGAATCGATAAAAGAACTAGAAGGCGTTCCTTTTCTTACTTCTGTAGCCTTGCGCTACAAAGGGTTGAAAGATATTGAAATAGTGGAATGTATTATGACCATTAACCAGGAACGAAATATTGTCACCACTCCATTACAAGGACGGGATGGCACTATCAAGGAATATATATCCGATGGAGATTATTCCATCACACTTGAAGCAGGTATCAATAATTATAAAGAAGATGGCGAAAATGTATCGGCTAGTTACGATTATCCTAAAAGCAAAGTTGAGGATTTGTGTAGAATGCTTGAGGTTAAAGATGCCTTGCAAATACAAAGTGATTTTTTAGACATATTTAATATCAAGTCGGTTGTGGTAAAAAATTACAATCTAATCCAGGAGACACACAGTAACCGCCAAGGGATCAGTATTTCATTATTATCTGATGCGCCATATCAAATTAAATTAAAGCAAGACGATGTTAAGGCTAAGTAGTGAAATAACCATTCAAGGCGATGCTACTTGGGTGTTTAACGCGGTACACACGGTGAAAATTATTGAAGATATAGGCACGCTTACCGATACTTGTGAAATAGAATTACCAAAAAAGATTTCTTGGGAATCGAAAGAAAAAGGAATTGTACCCGTAAAACGAGGTGATGCTATTACGGTAAAACTAGGCTATGATGATGAGTTAGACATTCGATTTACAGGCTTTATCCGCTCAGTAGATGCTAAAAGCCCCGTTCGGATAAAATGTGAAGATGGGATGTTTTTACTCAAGCAAAAAAAAGCAGAACCAAAAGCTTTTAAAAAAGCAAACCTTAATGATGTTATCGCTCATTTACTTAATGGTACAACAATCAGTTATCAGCTGATTGAAAATATTGTTTTAGGCAATTACCGCATTACTAAGCCAACAGTCGCAGAAGCCTTGCAAGAGTTGAAAGAAAAGCACATGCTTCAAAGTTACTTTAGAGTGATAGATGGAAAAAGTGTTTTGTATATCGGGTTGGCATATCCTACCGATGGGAAACAAAGAATTTATTTCAAGCACGGTAAAAATATTATTTCCGAAAGCTTTGAGTATCGAGATGTAAACGAAATAAGAGCGAAAGTAGAAGCAACAAGCTTTGGGGCAAAACATAAAAAAACCTATGTCGAGGTAGGCGACACCGATGGGGATGTTATAAAAATACGCATCGATGGATTGAGCGAAGCAGAATTAAAAAAATATGCTAACCAAGCTTTAGAACGCTATAAACAAAGTGGCTTCAAAGGAAGCTTTGAAACTTTTGGACAACCTATGGTAAGAAAATGCGACGAAGTGGAAATTTATGCCAGTGATGGTAATAGCGGAACTTACTTGGTTAAAAAAAATGAAATTGATTTTGGAGTAAATGGTTTTCGTCAAAAGATAGAGCTTGGACAGCCTTTAAGTGTAGAAGTTAAGTAATGAAAGATATTATTCAAAGATTAGCAAAAACCGACGATGAAGTATATGCAAAAGTGGGTACTGTTATAGCTATAGACCAAGAAACAAAAACGTGTGATGTGCAACCGTTAGATGGTTCGGCAACAATACTAGGCGTCTATCTTCAGGCAGATAGCGACAACGGTGGATTGCTGATTATGCCAAAACTAGAAAGTTTGGTGTGTGTTGTTTTCATTAATAAGGAAACGGCTATACTAGCTAATACAGGTGAGATTGATTTGCTAAGTATTCAAATAAAAAACACCGTTTTGGAGGTATTAAATGATAAAATGAGTTTTAAGCAAAATCAAACCATTTTAGAAATTAATAACGAGGGTTTTAGTTTTAAAAAAGAGAATGAAACGCTCAAAGCATTAATGAGTGATTTGCTCAAAGCATTACAAGCTCAAACCTATACCGTTAGTACAACAGGAGGACCCACGGCACAAACGGGATCGACGACATTATTAAACAATTTAGATGATTTTGTAAAAATTGAAGCTCGTTTTAATGCTTTTTTAAAATGATTTTAAAACCAATTTAAAATGAAAGATTTTGTACTAGACCAGGATAACGATTTGATGTTTGCAAACGGGGATTTTTTTGTAGCTAATTCCGACCAACAACATTTGGAACTAATACTAAATAGTCAGCAAGGCGAATGGAAAGAGAATCCTGATTTGGGCGTGAATTTGATTAAATCACAAAGTGGTTTGATTGATAGATTTTTAAAAAGAAACATTAAAGTTCAATTGGAAGCAGATGGGTTTGATATTGAGCTTTTAAATATAGGTACTACAGGGATTGAATTAAAAGGGAATTATGGAAATACAAGTACATAGCAATCAAAGTTGGTTTGATTTGTCTATACAATTATACGGCAATGCCGATAACGCAATGGCTTTAGCCATGATTAATAATAGTGTTTTCACCGATGAAGTACCTGCAGGTAAAGTAATTCAAGTGGCAAATTTGAAAATTGATAAGATAAAACTTTTAGGATTAGAAAATTTACCAGCTACTGCCTTAACTCAAACCCAAATTCAAACTCTAGAACCCCAAGGGATCGGTTATATGATTATAGAAAACGATTTTACAGTAAGATAATGGCACGCACAATTGAAGAAATACACGGGACTATACTGGCTAATATAGCCAACCATCCCGACCTACAGGAGTTAAATAGCACGAGCAAAGTGGCTGTTTACAGGCTTTTTGCCTATATCGTAGCGGTTGCTATTTGGACAATGGAGCAATTATTTAGCATACACAAAACCCAAATAGACACCGCAATTTACGAGTATAAACCTGGCACCGCTCGTTGGTATCGAAACATGGCGTTAGCGTTTCAAATGGGGTTTGATTTATTGCCTGACGATGATCAGTTTGATAACATAAACACTACGCCTGAACAAATTGAAGCGTCAAAGATTGTGAAGTATTGTTCAGTAAAGGAAGGTTTAGAAAGTAGCAAAGTGATTTTGAAAGTAGCAGGTGAGCAAGGCGATAATTTACGCAAGCTTAGTAACGACGAAATAACAAGTTTCACGGCATACATGAAGGAGGTGAGCTATGCGGGGGTGAAATTGCTAATTATAAACAATCCAGCTGATAAATTACTATTAAAAATGGATGTATATATCGACCCGCTTGTTATTGATGGCAATGGAACAAACATCAGAACTGGAAGTAAAACCGTTGAAAAGGCGTTGGGAAATTACCTTAAAAACTTACCCTTTGATGGGGAATTGGTTGTTAATGATTTGATTGCAACACTTAGAAAGGTTGAAGGTGTCATAAATGTAAACATAACCACAATTCAAAGTAGTTATATGGATTTGACCACTAACACTTATAAGCCTTTTCCGGCTATAAATGTTAAGGTTATCCCGCTGGCTGGGTATTTTGAAATAGATAATCAAAGCGTGTTTAGTTATGTGGTTTGAGGTCGATTTTAAAAAATTAACGGTGCTATTGTTGCCAATTGCATTACGAAAACGCAAAACCATTGCCTTTTTGCATTGCTTAATCAGACCAATAGACGACGTTTTTTACCAATGGAAGCAAAAAAGGGATGA